TATTTGTATTTGCGATTGCCATTTTCATCCTTGGCTTTCATCGCTTGGTAGTTCTTATAGAATACCGGTGTTATGCCATATTCCATTAGTCAACTTTAAAGTCATCGATGGTTTTACCGTTAGGCAAAGTAATAGCAAGGTTGGTAGTGTTGGTTGGTAGCTTTTCGCCTCCTGTGGTGTGGTCAACCTTGTCGCCGTATTTCTTAGGATTCATTTTCGATAATGCCCATTTACGAACATCAACGCGAAGCCTTGACCGTTGCATATACTCACCGTTCGGAATTACACCATTATCGGTAACTATTTCATCTTGGCTTGAGTCATCGGCTATTTTAAAGATTTGGTCAAGTAGGTAAAGTTCCCTTTCTTCACACGCACGCGCGTATTTATCCGATAGGCTACTATCTTCATCTAACCAAAGCATAAAAGTAGAATAGGCCGGCACCTCGTTTCTACTTCTACTATCAATGATAGACTTCAAAGATTGGCCTGAAGCAATACAGTCAAGTATTAATTCAATCGCTTCATTTCTATTTTCATTAGTCCAAGCCATTTTTGGTTATTTTATTTATGTCGGATTTACTGAACAGTTCAAATACTTTGTTTTTTCCTTTTGACCTATAGTACTTGTTTAGTTCTGACAATGATTTGTTTATTTGAAGCAAATGCTCTCTATCAGTTAACTGTGAAAATAGCTTCTGAATTCTATTGTTTTTACCCCCAACGCAAATATTTAGAAGATTTTTATGAGTTGAGATAAGCTTTTTTTCCTCGGCTTCCCAGTCTTTAGGCGCTATTGAAAGTAGCTTTATTTTTACGTTTCCTTTATTTTCGGAAATCCAGTTCTTCTTCAAGTAGTTTGAGTCCGATTCATGATTAGTTAAATGGTTCCTAAATCTTCTATAAACATCTTTAGAATAACCAATATATCGAATTCCTTCGGCATCGGTATATAATGCATAAATTACATTAACACCAGTATATTCCTTTAAAAAATCATATTCGCTTGGTCTAGCCATACCCCCAAAATTACAATAATTTTTTTACTGTGCAAGTGCTGGTGACAAATAATGCTTAGGATATGGCATTTGTTTTAGTAAGCAGCGTTTTTTCCACTTTTGATTAATGAACTTGATATAACGGAATTGTCTTAGTTCGGACTTTTCAGCAAAGTCTTTTTTGCTTTGTAAATACGCCGCCGATTTAGAAAGTTTTGGATTTCTTGTCATTAAGCTATTATGATATATTTCATTTTCAAGTGTCCAAAACAAAGACGAATGTTCGCCGTAAAAATCAAAACTACAAGCCTGATAAACAATTCCAAAACCACCGCATCTTTCATCGGCAAAAGATTGAATCCATTTGATTTTCGGGAACTTTCTTTTGATGTATTTTATTGAAAATGATATTGCGCGACTTTCAGGATATTCGCCAACGTTATCTTTTATCCACATTCGGTTAAGTTCAAGATATTCGTCAATAGAAGTTCCTTCGACAACACTTGCCTGTGAAGCGGGATTCATCGCATACCCATATTGCAAAACGCCTACTATCCCAGTTTGATTAAAAACCCCTAAGTGAATGTAGGTTGCGTTGTAGAATTTTTTTGAATAGTGGTTTTCTACGATTAAGGCGTTGGCAATTTTCCTATCAATTTCCTTAACATAAAAATCACTATTACCGAATCCAATACAATCGGCCTCGCCGTATAAACTAATTTGTTCTGATAAAATATAACTATTCATTTTAAAGCGTTTTAAAGGGTTATTTTAAAATTAACTACACCAACTACCCTAGTCGGCTGTTTGTTCCTGCAATCGCTCCAAAAACACCCCATCTACGCAAATAATCTCAAATGCTGTAACTGTGTACGGCCATTTACTGGAATGTTCGAGACGAATCCCGGATATGTAGGCTGGCTTTCCGAGGTGGGTTGTTGGGGTTGCGGTGGGTGGTGTTGGGGTCATAGTCTACTAAATTGTTTTTCTGTTAATACTAATACTTCTAAATTGTCTATAAATTGAATCTTTCGTTGCGCCTCGGAAACTACAACAAAGTTGCGTCCGAGTTGCGATGTAAGTACCGCCTTGTCTTTAAATACCAAATCCCGATAAAACTCAATGAAGCCGTCGAAATCTTTTGCAATGGTGTAAATACCGCCAGCATCTTCAATAGCTTTCTGATAGTCTTTCTGGTCATCGGATTGACTATCCCTGCCTATCTTGACTTCAATCTTAACTGACATTCCGTAAATTACTGAAGATATATCTGCGGTTCCATTCGTTGCGGTTCCTGGAATATACTTCTTTGAGCCTATTGTACGCTTACGTCCCAACACGTCCTCAACGACTTTAGTATTATCAATCTGTCTACCCATTGAATTAATCCGCTCGGCTTGGTGTCCTGTAAAATTCAAGAACTCTTTGATACACTTGGTTAGTCCGTTGGCGGTTGTGTCTGAATATTTGCGTTCGGGTAAGGCATAAGTCGGAAAAGTTGGATAGGACGCCCGAAGGTCTTTCATGTATAGTCGAGTGAGTATTTCTTTGTTTAGTTTAAGCATACTGTGAATAGTTTTGATCTTTGGATAAATAGTCGTTCTATGTCGAAATATAGTTGCATTGGCATTTTGCCTGATATGAATAGTTCGGTTTGGTGGTCGAATGATATTTGAAGTAAATTATACACTTTTGACACTTTTTTTGACACTTTTGACACTTTTTTTATTTCGTTAACCCTTATGTTTATTGATTTATTACTATAAATTATACACATTATACACTATACTAATATAAAAACAAAAAAATACTGTTTTTTAAGGTATTTAATAACCTTTTGTCAAAAGTGTCAAATTATACACTTTTTTATACACTTTTTTAGTTAAGTAATTGTTTTTCATAGAATTAACCGTTTTGCTTTCTGTCAAATTCCGATTTCCAATTATACAGTGTCGCCCTTGTCACGTCGAGTAGCTCGGCTATCTTCACGTAATTTAGCTTGCTGCCGCCGTCGTACATAGCCTTAAACTTATCTTTCGGGGTCGCTTCTTTGTTGGTGGAAATAATCGACTGTATCGATTTGGTTTCCTTTGCCTCAACCTTTACTTTTTTGGCTTGCTCGATAAAATACTTACTAAGTTTCCACGCAGACAAAACTGTTTCAACATCGATTAACGGCGTTTCCGTTATTTGGTTTGGGTTTTTTATCAGGTGCAAAATCAGGCAAAACCTCGGGATATAGGATTTTTGCTTTGGGTAAACAGACCGCATATATTCGTTTTCATCATCCGAGTTCTGCAGCAGCGAAATTTCATTATAAATCTTTTGCCATTGCGCGTCGGCCTCTTCGGTCATCTTAAAAACGTTCGGCACAATGTCAAAGTCATCGTTGTAATTTATAGCGTGTTTTACGCTTCGGGATAGGTTTTTTACAAAGTCATCGTACCAAACAATCCCGTCGTAATCCATTTCTTTAGAGTTGTACATTTCAATGGATATATCCGGGCAGCAAAGTAAAATCCTATCTAAGAAACCGTTGCTTTTGTTTTCTTCGGTGCTAAAGCTTTCAAGGATTGCGGGTTGTACGCCTCCAAGTATCGGGACAAATGGTTTAGGCAAATAGCTATCTCCGCTCTTACGATTCATAGATACAGCCTTTCCGCTCCACGTCGATAACCAAAATGGCAAATCCGATCCGTTGGAGTAGCGGGACATATTTTTAACCCAACCGTCAAGCTCTTCGCGAAACATTCCAATTGCGTTTTTGTTGTTGCTATGAAGTTGTACAAGAGCTTCAATTGTAATGTCGTTGACAATGAATTGCTCTGGGCGAGGTTTTGACATTGTTCCTGATTCATCATTTTTGTACGCGTCCAAATCCTTTCGGTATTTGGAAACCATTTCCGAGTTAATCATTTCAAACGGACGTATTGCCATGGCAATTGACGGGGTTTTACCGACACCTGCAGACCCGACGCAAGCCACCCAAATGCTGCAGTACTCGCGCCAACCATTTTTAACTTGTATCACACACGAGTTACCGACTATTGATGAAACGCCCCAAAGTAAAGCTGCAGACATATAATCAATATTGCTATCGAGTGTTTCGTTACACTGCAGGATATAAGTCTGTATTGGCTTAGGAAAAATTTCAATAGGGAAGTCGGATTTTTTACAGGAATCCTCTTTCACAAGGTCGGCCATCTTATCTTTTAAATTCATGTTTTCAAATAGTTGTCAGCAATATCTTCGCCTGGTTCACATTGTTCGTTTTCTAAAAAGTCGTTTACGGTAATTTCAAAGCCTAATTGATTGAGGTTTTCGGCTCGGTTTTTCCATCCCAAAACTAAATTTCCTGCAGCGTCGTGAAAGTCATTATAGCACCCTTTATCTGGGAACGCGATAATTTTTCTTAGTTTGATTGGTGAAAGATATTCAATTTTAAAACCATTAAACGCGCCCGTCGCAAGCCACAAAAAATTAGGCTCACAAATAGACATTATTACTGCAGTCTTTTCGCTTTCAACTATTGCAATTGTTTTGTTACGGATCTCTTTTGTGAGGTGCAAACCGAATAAGCATTGTCTTAAATTGTAATCTTCAATTTTTAAGTAAGAGTGCATCCAGTTTATGTGAGCTTTACCGTTTGCGTCTTTCACTCGCTTGCCTGTGGTTTTGTTATACTCCATAATTTTGCCGCTGCGCACTCTTTCGAGTTGGTCGATTTGCCAAAATATAGTGTTCCCGTTTCCGGTATCGGATATAAAATACATATCGACTGCTGCCCTGACTTTCTCGTGTCCAAATCGATTTGTTAGAAAAGTAATAAGGTTATCGGTTGACTTATTTAAAAAGTAACGCTCTAAAACGTCAAGCGAAATATAAGAGGTTTCTTTTACTTTTACCTCAGACTTAGGAATAAAAATAACGTCGTTTGATTCGGGCTTTCGATGGTATGCGCAAGATTGTTCGCGGTCGCAACGCATAGCGCCTTCAACTATATTGCCTGTCTCGGTTTCGATATACGGAACTGCAGTTTTCTTTCCGCAATTTGCGCAAATTATTTTCCCTCGTTTCGCTAAGGAATATTTAAACTCTTTCATCAAAAATGTAATTTTTCATCGATAACAAGTTTGATGTTATACTCATGTTCGGTTTCCCAAACCATTTCGCAGCTCCTAAAAACAGCATTGTCAAAATCCTTTTCGTTTAATGTAACCGTCAATTCACCTTTGTGATCTTCTAAAGATTGAATTTTACAAAGTTGGCTGTTGGTTAAAACTGTCTTTAGCTTTTCACAAACTCGCTTAAGCCTGTCGTATCTCGTTGGCTCTCTTTGCGTGTAGATTAATTTAATGCTGTGACCGATGTTGATTAAAAATTTGTCCATTTTAATAAAGTGTATAAAAAGCATAAGAGCCAAAACTAATAACCGCTCTTCACTTCGGTGTTCGTTTCAGCTCTATGCTAAATTTTTAAGTTGAGTATAATGTGAAGAGTCAACTGAATCACAATATTACGAAACCTCACGCACATATCCAAACAAAACGCCGTCTATTTCGCACCCGTATTGAAAAATCGTTATGGATTAGTGAGAGGGGTGTCATTGTGTTTTGCGCCTCAATTGCTTCTTAGCTTCGGCATCACACCACTCGTTTACATAGCTTCTTGCGTCATTGGTTCCTGAATGAGCTTTGACGTGACGAAACTCTATAATGGGTTTGCTTTTGCCAGCGTTTTTGGTTTCGTGGTATATTTTGCGAAGTTTTCCCCATTGCGGCTTGTTATAGCCAGCATACCTGTTAATATGGGTTTTGTCGTTCGTGAGTATTGCAATTGCATTTAGTGAATCAGTATTTACAATCACTTTTGATATTCCGCTATGGGCAAGCAATATTACTTTCAATGAATTGATAATACACTTTGCCTCCGCATCGTCAGGGCTTATACATTTTGTTCTGAAAACGCCGCTTTTGGTAATTTTAAAATCGTTGCATATTGCCCAAAAGGCAAAGGCACCGTATTTTAATTTCGGGTGAAAACTTGCGTCTGTGTTTATCGTTACTAGCATTTTTTCTTATTAGTTTTAACCAATCGATTGCCCATACTCGGGATATTGTTATAACCTGGATTCATTTTGCTGGGCATAATTACGCAGCCGGTCGCCATGAAGTATTTATGAACTTTGACAACGTACTTATAGCTAATGTCTAGGTCGTTCGCGATTTCCTTAACGGTTTTAACCTTGTGAAAGTGCGCAATGTATTGGGTTGTGAGTAGGCGTGTTAGTGACATATTTGTGGTTTAAAAAACCCGCTTTTGACGGCGGGTTGTTAGATTAAAAGCTGCTATCGACTTCGATTTTCCAACCTTGAGCGGATAGGTAGTGTTTCCCGTTGTACTCAGAACCCCGCAAATTTATGTCAACCTTGACGTTTTGACCGACTGTGATTGAATCGAGTTTGTCTACTTTATCCTGCACGAATTCCACTGGCAGCTTTTGGCTATACTGCTCTGCTGTTTCAATTACGATTAGACGCTTACGGAATCCGCTGGTTCCTACTGTTTCTGTTTCGCCAACTAAATGGACTTTTCCTGTGATTTGCATATTTAAAATTTTAATGTTTCGAGTGATTGTTTAATTTGTTCCTGTAATTCTAATTCAGCAGCCTTAGCCATTTTCACAGCGTCGTTTACCGTTACCATAACAGGACGCGCTTTGGTTCCGATATTCACTTCGCTTGTGCGCGTCAATTCCTTAACAAATAGCGGCTTTAATTTAAACTCGGGGCGATAAGATGCAAAATAGTGCCGTTGCATTTTAGGATTAACCGTAAAGTAGTGAATTGATTGATGAATGTTGTCGAGTGGTATTTCGTCAGCCAAGCACGTCGCAATATGTCGTTTTGCAGCAGGACACTTAATTTCTGCTGTAACATCCTGCGCTGCGCTTATTCCGTCAACCGATATACCTAATAATGGATTCTCAGTTGATTGAAGCCAACCGCATTGATGCAGCTCGATTCCTAGGTACTCGGATAATGCAGCACGTGCGTAAGGCTCCATTTCATTGCCGCGTATCATGTCGTCACTTGCGTAACCCTCATAATCCATATCAAAAGGCTCGGTAATTTCCGCAAGCAATTCAATAAGCAAGGTGTCGGATTTCACGAATAGCCCTTTAGACCGAGTGCCGCCAATCATTGCCCACTTAAGCCGAAACCACTCCTCGGTCTGTTGGTCAATTCCGTAGTGCGCTATCATTTCAATATTGCTTTAAGGCGGTCTTTCTCAGCGATAACCGTTGGTAGTGCTTGCTCGGGTTGGGTGAGTTTGCTCCAATTGGCTTGGAGTTCGGCAAGTGTAGTTGATGCTGCGAGTGTTGCGATTGCCGACTTATCCGAGGTTGTGTTGGGCTGTACGTACTTTTTGAAACGGGCTACAAATCCAAAACGTTTGTCAGGCATGGCATATAATACGAGAGACTTGCCAATCCAATGCTCCATGTATTCCGATCCAAACTCTTTAACGCAAAATTTCGCGTTGGTGTTGTTCAGGATTACAGGCTTGTAAATAGATTCGCCTGTTAATTTCTTAAGCCAAAAACCAGTCCTGATAAGTTTCTGTTGGTTGTTCTGGTCGAATGTTTCAGCGTCCTCAAACTTTTCAATGACTACTGCCATTTCTGATTCCAGGCCGCGAAGTCCGCTTTTCAAATCTTCGCCTGAAATATACTTCGAGTCGTTGTTTTTTTTCCAATGGGTTAATGTTTCCATAATCTTTAATTTAAATTGGGTTTAATTCTTAGGTTCAACAATTTCAAAAACAGTCTCCAAATGACTAATCGGCTTTAAAAAATCAGGGTTGCTAATCACAGCCCTTTTAGCCGCTTGGTTGGCTTTAGTCTCGATGACTTGCAGCGAGTTCTCTAATTCCTGCACAACGTCGTTTAAACGTCCTATTTCAGCAGTCAGCGCCTCAATCCGTTGCGCTTGGTATTGTTCTAGTTGGGTGGGTTGTTGGGTCATGGTGTTAATAGTTAGCGTGAGATTTCAATTATAGCGTCAGGATTTGCAATACAGGCGTTAAGATAATTCTCAACGAACGGCACAAAGTTTTCGTACATTCCCCATCCGTTTGATGAATTGAACTGCTCAAAGTATTCAGGACGAGCCTTTAAATCAGCAAGCCCAGTTTTAAGGATGTCGATTATATCTGCCGCCTTCTCTTTTCCGATTTCTTCTGGTCTCCAAAGCGCGTAATATATTCCCGCCTTATCTGCCATTTCTCCTAGGTTATGCGTAATATTTGAACTGTAAATATATTCAGATTCAAACTCTAATTCCTCAACATCGCTGTTGGGATATTTCTCACGAACTTCACCTATTGTTAGTTCGCGCCTGTTTCCGTTTTCTTTTATAAAAACTCCGGTTCCTTTAGTGGAAATTGGATTTATAACCACAAGCATTACATCTAAACTCATAACTCTAAATTATTAAATTAAAAAAAGCCCGCCGATCTAGCGGATGTTGGTGGTTAGTATTTTACTGAGGTTGAGTTTTAGCGCCTTGCTAATCTCAACTGCTTTTTCAAACTTCATAGATTGCCCATTTTCCCAGTCGTAAAATGTAGCCAATCTAATCCCTGTTATTTTTGACATTTCGGCTTTGCTGTGCGTTTGCTCGAAAACTTTAAGTAGTTGTTGGGTTGTCATAATTAATCTCCGTTGTATAGTCCTCTTCCGTAATACGATTCAGCTCCTGACAAATTTATTGGTAACGATTTAGAAACCATTTCCAAAACTCTCTCAATAGACCCCGAAGTGCAATTTGCTTTTTTGTAGTTTGCAATCCTCATTCCGTTGAATGATGTGCTGATGAAAATTTCAACCTCGTTTTTGAATGCGTCCCAAGCTGTTTTCAAAGCATTAGAAAAACTCATTCCGGTTCCTTTTGAAAGTTTCCAAGCGTTTTTAAAGATTTGTGATTTCATAATTGTTATTTTTAGTTGTTCTTATCTGAGTACAAATATACGCTAAACCGAAATTAATATCCAAGTAAAAAGATAATTATTTTTCGGAAAACCGTTAATATAGAATGATTCCAAATAAAAAAATCCGCAGCGTAGGAACCACGGATTTAACCCAATGTAAATTAACCGAAGTAAACTAAATCAGCA